GGGTCCTTGTTGAAGACCAACAGGTCGTTGGTCCTGATACGATGGCGCTGCTTGATCTCGTCGAGTGTCTCCCCGCTGCCTTCCAGCGCAAGGGCTACGTCGAACGCGAGGCGGTCAGACCATTTGGTGTGATGCAACGGGAGTGTGTCCATAGGGCAAAGATAGCGTGGGGACGGGGGGTCTGGCAAGTGGGTGTGCAAAGTATACACGTTCCTTTTTTGGGGTCTTGCTTTGAGAGGTTTACCATCTAAAGGGGGGCGGTCGGATTTCCATGTCCATGTGCCCCCCTCCCCCCTGCTCGTCCGGCGTGCGGCGCAACGGGGTTCTGTGTGGCTCTGCTAGTCGCAAAAACGAGTCAAACCGGTCAAACGTGACACTCGACCCGGATCGTGCCATAACGGATTTGTCGATGGCGACAGGCCAACGACACCGACGCCAGCCACGTCGGATCTTTGACAAGCCTGCGGGTGGCTCCCGCTGACTGGAGGACCTTAGCAATGGCTAAGTTTCAAAATGCGCTCGGCGCAACCGCAACCGCAGCTTCCAACTCCAACGAGTTGGAGTGGGAGAACGTCCAGATGGACCAACTTTCGCCTTCTCTGCAGGCCAAATTCGTGGCCATGCTGGACGCTCGCAAGGCGTTTGAGGACGCCATGATCGCGGCCTCCCAGAAGGCCAAGCTCATCGACAAGGACGAGACCCTGCTTTTCGGGTACAAGTTTTTGACCCGCGGCCAAGTTTCTATCGCCGCGGCCCCGATCAAGCGACAGGTCAAGGCCAAGAGCAAGTTCGCTCTTTAAGACAACGGGCAGGGCACGCAAGTGCCCTGCCTACAACCCCAACTTTAAGGAGGAACAAATATGTTCCAAGAAGTTCTGCGCGCGGCACGCGTGTACCGTGACGGCGCGCACACGCGCGTCGTCTGTGGCGGAAGCCTGAGCGACGACGCTTACAGCGTCGTCTATGACGACATGTTGGATGATGCGATAGGCATCATCGGAGACATAGAGTTCGCGCACTATGTGCGCGGCATCTTCTACCGCGCTGCCCTGCGCGGCGCACGGATGGCAGAGGCTCGACAGCCTCTGCCCGGGCAGGACAAGCCGTCCTGCTGGTAACCAACAGGCAGGGCCTTGCGGCCCTGCCTACCACCCTTCAATAGGAGAACTGATATGATCCGAGAGATCATCGCAGGCATCGCGTTCGCGATCCTGACCGTGGCGATCCTAGTGATCGTCCTCGCCCTCTGACCACCGACCCGTCCAGCACCACGCTGGGCGGGTTTTCTTTTGTCCGCAGCGCAGCCCCAATCAGCGTGGGGAGTTTTAGGTCGTCGCTTCGCTCCTCCATACGTCGGGGGCCTGTAGCTGCCTCGTATATACATACCCATAAGTATACACCATTCGTCGGGGGCGTGTATCTTTTACCGTGTATAGTGCAAGTTTACATGTAACGTATGTAAATGTATACACGTTTAGTTTGTAAGTCATTGAAATCATTGCAACTATCTAACTTTTTTCGTGTATAGATAGTATAGTTTGCTAACTTGACACGGTAATGAGCGTGTAAAGTCCACGGGATTTCTCTGAAAAACCAACGGGTTAGTGTGTTTAGTCTGTGTTTACATTTCTATTTTATCTATTTATCTATCTATCTATTTTTTTTTACCCTTTCTCCGTAGCCGATTTTGGCTTTGCGAGTAAACGAGTCACACCCCCCTAAAAACATAGCGCGTTTAGTTTTCAATAGATAGATAGATAGTTAGATAGTCACTGTAAAATCAATTACTTACACGAATACCATACACTATCTAAATAGATAGTTGTAATAATTTCAAATACTTAGCAATACCTAGCGGAAAATCGAGCAAAATCAAGGGCTTGGCCACCAAACTTGACACCGGCGGCGGATTTTGCGAGCTTGGCTTCGCCGTCGGGCCAGCCCCGGTGGTATTAACTTAACACAAAACTGAGGTAACTAGACATGATCCTGTCTGTCCAACCCACTAACTCAACCACTCCCTACACCAACATCAACCAAGTGATCCGTGACTACTATGCTGGTAAACCAGTCCTCGTTCGTGGTTATGACCAGCTGTCTGGTCTGACCGTTGACTGCTTCGAGGAGCATACTCTGCGATCACTGGGTTACACCGGTGTAGAGTTTCGTCTCGGTGACCAGTCCAAGGAGGTGGCACTGTGACTGTCTGGGCTAAACTTGCTGACCTGTATCCTGAACAGGACCATCGTATACTTTCAGTACGTCCTCGTCGTCGTACATACTTACACCAAGCCGATGCTGGTTATGACTGGGCTGTTGGTCGTGAGTTCATCATCACCACTGAGTCCAGCCCCTACTGTGGCTCCGTCGTAGCAGTAGACGAGAAGCATCACCTCAAGGAGTACGGCTACACTCATGTCCACATCCACTACAACATCAACTCAGCACCTCTGGAGATTGCGCTATGATTTCTTCCACTACTGAACAGCAGATCCGTGATGAATGGCAGCGTAAAGCTGACTGCATCAATCAAGGTTTCAACATCGAGTTCGATGAGTATAGCCTAGAACAGACAGCCAACGTGTTGTCTGTTATCAATCCCGGTCGATCCTCCGTGGACCATATCCGGGACATGGTCAGGGCCAATATGTGGGACGGTACTACGTCCCTCGGCACCGCTGGGTGGGAAGCTACTGGTTTCTTCCCTGACCACAAGCCGAATACCATGGTCGTTAGGCTGTCTGTGAATGCCTACACTGTCGCCAAGTATCTCGATCTGTAATGTCGAAACGGGCCACTACACCAGTGGCCCGTCTGTGCTGGCTGGTTACCAGCACACTGATGAGACAAACCGCAACCAGTGGAGATCAACTAATGTACGGAACCAACATGGAGCAGCCCAACCGTATGCTCAGCTACAATTCTGCCCTCAAGAAGTGGGCATCCATCAAGCCCATCCGTGGTCGATCAGACCAGAACACAAGGCCCTTGGCCCGTCGTACTAACGACAACCTGACTATACGTCAGGATGACAACGGAGACGTGGTAGTTCGTCTCTACTCCACCGACATCATTCGGTACGACGCCAACGGTGATGGGTATAACAACCCCATACACCTCGAACCTTACGGTTCTGCCCTCACTAACCGCACCGTGTGGTCCATCCTCGGCCCTCATGTGAATACCCACTGGACTAGCCGTTGGAAGGCACCCAGCCTCATCACTGAAGTGGGTGGTCGATACTACAACACCCCGTCCTTCGCTACAGTACAGCCCAAGGAGACTGGGTGGGAACTCATCGCTGGTGCCAAGCCTGTGGAAGTACCGTACCTCAACCGTAAAGAGGGCAAGCAAGCCCTGCGGGATGCCAACTACTACACGTTCAAGCTGTGGCTGGAGACCCGTATCAAGCTGGGTATTGCTGAGTTTGGCCACCGTTATGGGTCCACCTTCGGCTGGACACCAGCCACTGCTGTCCAGTACCTACGCCAAGGTGAGGAAGGGTGGGCTGAGATCAGTGGACGTATGTCCAACAGCGTCTCTCTGGAGGCTGAACTGCGGTCACTACGTGATGCGGTCTACCAGTACGAGATGTGCTACGACACCAAGACTGTCGAGTATTTCCACAACTACAACGAGTACAAGAACGCCGTCGGCCAGATACAGAGGATCGGTTGACTGTCGAAACCACCCTGCGGGGTGGTCTGTCGTGGTTGGCTACCACGGCACTGATGAGACAAGCCACAATCAACCAGAAGGAACTACATAATGCGTGCAACACTACTCAAGGATACACTCAAGGCCCTCATTCCCGTGGGTCGATCCGTAGCTATCGAGGGGGCACCGGGTGGTGGTAAGACCACCATCGTCCGTGAGGTGGCTGAGGAACTCGACCGGCATTACATCGAGAAGCACCTGCCGACCATGCTGGTCGAGGACTTTGGTATGCCTTGGCCTACCGCAGACTCAAACACGTTCGGATACAAGTTGACTGATTGGTACCCTGCCAAGGGTAGCAAGTACGACGACGGTCGGGGTGGTGTCCTCTGCTTCGACGACCGCAATCAGGCTAACGCTGACATTCAGAAGGTGTTGGCCAACATCCAGCAAGCCCGTACTCTACACGGGGTACCTCTCGCTGACGGCTGGACGGTGGTCTCGACAGGCAACCGTCAGTCTGACAGGGCTGGTGCCAACAGGGTTCTGTCCCACCTCCGCAACCGTGAGACAGTGCTTGAGTTCGAGACACACCTCGACGACAGCACAAGCTGGATGATCGACCACAACGTGGACCCCATGGTCATTGCGTTCATTCGGTTCCGGCCGCACTTGCTCCATGATTTCGACCCTCAGCGTGACGTGAACCCAACACCACGTAGCTGGGTCGAGGGTGTCAGCGCTGTGATCGGCCATGTCCCACCAGCGGCTGAGTACGAGTGCTTCAAGGGTGCCATCGGTGAGGGTGCCGCGGCTGAGTTCGTGGGCTTTGCTCGTATCTTCCGTAAGCTGCCCAACCCTGACGCCATCCTGATGAACCCCGACACCGCTGACGTGCCGACTGATCCGGCTACACTCTACGCTCTGTCCGGTGCTCTGGCTGAGCGTGCCAGTGAAGGTAACATGGACCGTGTGGTCACTTACACCAGCCGGATGCCTGCCGAGTTCTCGGTGCTGGCTGTCAGCTATGCCACACGCAAGAAGCCTGAACTGGCCAACACGGCAGCGTTTACCAAGTGGGCAACGGTGCACCAAGATGTCCTGTTTTAACCACTTCGATGATCTCGATGAGGTAGTTGCCTTCGGTGACTACCTCGTCAAGGTGGAGGCCATCCCAGAGGGTGGCTTCCTCCATCTCAGAACCCGGCCAGTGAAGCTGCGCAGGAACGATCTGCGGACGTACATGACCAAGACAAAACCAAAGCCCGGCGGGTGGCCTGACACTGTGCAGCAGTGTTTCTCTCACGCTGCCAAGCTGGCTGACAAATTCCCTGACCAATACCGGTCGTTCAAAACACTCAGGAGACTGACAACATGAGCAAGTTCATTCTGTTTAGCCACGATACCTACTACCCCTACGGAGGGATGGGCGACTGCGACGGTGTGTTCGACACCCTGCAAGATGCGCTGGCAGCGCCTCGCTTCGGGCGCAACTTCGAGGTGCTGCAAGTGCCTGAAATGATCGTCCATGAGCAAGACGGGCGAGCGATACCCGTAACCGATTACATCAAACACGAAGAGGAGACCAACCAATGAAACTTTCTGATCGCGCTATCCTCGTACAACTCAACATCTCCACGTGGTCTGCCAACAAGCTGGACAAGGAGATCAGTGCAGAAACCACCGCCATGAAGGGTGCCATTAGCAACTCGGTACGTACTCACAAGAGCCTGCTGCCGATGTGCGACCTGCTGGATGACATCAAGAAGAAAGCTGGCCTGATCCGCACCAAGTTCTACGACAACACCCTGCCGTGGGGCGTGAAGGGTATCCAGATACTGCCGACCGCCAACTACCTCACGTTCATGACCGACTTCCGCAAGGAGCGCAGCGAGTATGAGACACTCGTCAACCGGTTCGTACCTGAGTACCCCCAACTGGTACAGGATGCGCAGCGGTTCCTTGGTTCTGCCTACAAAGCCAGTGACTACCCCGAGGCATACGAGATCGCTGACAAGTTCAAGATGGACATGCAAGTGATGCCTGTACCTAACAACGACTTCCGTGTGGACATCGCTGACGAGGAACTGAGCCGTATCCACGACGAGGTGGAAGCCCGTGTCAAACAGGCTGCACAGGGTGCCATGATGGACGTGTGGCAACGGCTGTATGACAAGGTCAAACACTTCGCAGAGAAGATGGACGACCCCAAAGCGATCTTCCGTGACTCAACTGTCAACCACTTGGTGGAACTCTGCGAGTTGCTGCCACGGCTCAACGTCATGGACGATCCCAACCTTGAGGCTATGCGCCAAGAGGTCGAGGCCAAGCTGGCTGGATACAATCCCGACACTCTGCGTGCTGACGTGAAGGTACGTCAGTCCGTGGCTACTGAAGCGAACGACATCGCTGCCAAGATGGCAGCCTTCATGGGAGGACTGAACTGATGAAGAACAACCAAGAACTGCTCGACAAACTGCAGGAGAGCATAGACCTGCACTACAAACAGATCGAGACGATGGAGAAGATGCGCCGACTGGTGATGCTGTCCAACATCATGGACATGCCGATTAAGGAAATCACCGGCAATGTCAGCATGTCTATCCATGCCTACGGCAGACCGCTCTACTCCAAGCCGTGGCTGGAGGATGAGTTCGTCGTCAAGCTGGATGGTGAGGAGGTGGTCCGCAAGAAGCTGGTCACTGTGCCCACTGAGTTCTGGCCCGACGATATTCGGGCCGAGTACGAACGCCAACAGAAACGCAAGGGGAGGAAATGATATGCCCAAGTATGAAATCGCACTGACCCTCTACCGTACGGTAGAGGCAGCCACCATCGACGAGGCGGCAGACATTGCCGACTACGAAAAGTCCCGTCTTAACAACGGGTTGCTTGGTGATCTGGGCTGGGAAGAAGCTGTCACCACAGTGAAGCGCAAGAAGGAGACCAACTGATGGACCTGATGAAACGACTGAGCAAAGCCAAGACGAGCCTGATCTTGGAACACCCCTTCATTGGTAGCGTGGCACTCAACATGCCCATGGAACTGAGTGATGCTGTGCCTACCGCTGCGACCAACGGTAAGCGTGTACTGTACAACCCCGACTTCATCGAGCCGCTCACTGACGAGGAACTCAAGTTCCTTGTGGCTCACGAGTGTCTGCACCCCATGCTGGAACACAACTACCGGCGCAATGGCCGTGACCCCAAGAAGTGGAACAAGGCAGCGGACTTTGTCATCAACCAGCTACTCGTTGACGAGGGGATCGGCAAGTTCATCGAGGGTGGCTGCCTCGACAAGAACATCTACACCAACGGCGGTGGTACCAGCGACGGTATCTACAACCTGCTGCCTGATGGCGACGGTGACGGTGACGGTGACGGTGACGGTGACGGACCCGGTGGACCCGGCAACGATCTCGAAGATGGTGAGGGCGGCCAAGCTGAACAGGCTCAAGAGGCTGCCGAGTGGAAGATCAAGGTGGCCCAAGCTGCACAGGCTGCCAAGATGATGGGCAAACTGAGTGTCAACATGGCCCGGCTGGTGGACGAGGTACTCAAGCCCAAGGTGGACTGGCGTGAACGACTGCACATGTTCGTGCAGAAAGCCAAGAACGACCAGCGTACCTTTGCCCGGCCCAATCGTCGGTTCCTGTCTCAAGGTCTGTACATGCCCACTGTCAGTGGCGAGGTGCTGGGTGAGATGGTGTTCGCCGTGGATATGTCAGGCTCGATCAGTGACGATGAGGCTAACCAGTATGCTGCCGAGTGCCGGGTGGTTCACGAGGACGGCAAGCCGTTCAAGCTGCACCTGATATACTTCAGCCACGAGGTCTGTGCTCATGATACGCTGACACGTGACGACGAGTTTGAGTTTAACCCTCGTGGTGGTGGCGGTACTGCGTTCAGCCCTGTGTTCAAGTACATCGAGGAGCAAGGCATCGAGCCTGTTGGTATCGTGTTCCTCACTGACCTGTACTGTTACGACTTCGGTGACGCACCTGACTGCCCTGTGCTTTGGGTGACGACCGGAGCAACCGACGCACCCTTTGGCGAAGTAGTGGAGATGGAATGACAGACACACTCATCATGATGGCGACCCTCGTGGTCGCCATTTTCTGGATCGGCCTCCAGCAACGGAGGCTGACCGTAACCCGCAATCGGTTGAGGAAAGTGGAGAAGCGGCTGCACTCAGCCAGACTGACACTCACTCAAACCAAGGGAACCAACGAGGAACTGGGTGCTGAGACCATGCTCCTCAAGACAGTCATCACAGATGTAGCGAAGGGAGAAGCACATGTCTGGATCGGAGAAGATGGTGAAGTCGTCGCAGCGCGAACGGCTGTTGGAGAAATACAGATACATTAACGTGGACCACGACCAGTGGTACGACTGCGTGTACTCCAACTTCCGAGAGGATATGCGAGAGGTTGGTATCCATGTGACCCGCATGTTCTTCACCGGGTTCTGGTCGCAGGGCGACGGTGCTTGTTTCGAGGGTGGTCTTGACAACCTGCAAACGTATCTCGACCATCATCACAAGGACCAGTACCCCATGATCCGCAAGCTGTTGGAGAATGATGGGTACGTCTACGTCACGTGTTCGCATAGCGGTCACTACTACCACCAGTTCTGCACCCATTTTAGCGTCGAGCAGGAGACGTTCTACCGACTGATCGAGTGCCCGACGGAGTTCCATGAGCAGATCGTGGACCAGTGGGACAAACAACTGGAGTACGAGATCGAAGACTTCGAGCGCGACGTGACCGAGCAATGGCGGTCCTACATGCAGGACCTCTACCGCAAACTGGAGGAGGAGTACGACTACCTCGTCAGTGACGAGGCGGTGTGGGAAACAATCGAGGCGAATGAGTTGGATGAAGATGAGGAGGACTACGATGAGGCTGCCTAAGCTACTGGCGGTCTGTGAATACTGCCATGAGAACGCACCGGAGATGTCCTGCTACGACCCGGAGGAAGTGGCGTGGTCCCCTGAGCGGCGGCAATGGCTGTGCAACGAGTGCTTCTTCGACGATGGCAAGTATGACCCGGCCAAGGACGAGTACGTAAACGAGGTACCCTTGGTGTTCGCCAAGGACGCCCTGCTGACCGGCGAGGAACAACGGGAGCGACTGCTCGCTGCCGCAACACGCAGACGACTGGGAGTAAAGACATGATCTCAAGCTACAAATCAGCACAACTGCACATGGAGAAGGCGCGGAGCAAGGCCAAGGGGCGACCGATGAAGGGCGCTGGCTGGCGGTTGTTCCAAGATGGTGATGAGTACGTGGTGACAGCGCACGATTTACAGGTAGGGCGGTTCCTTCCTGACAACACGTTCATGTTTACCCTGACAGGGGAGTCGGCCTACCGTGTGGCTCATACTCTGAGCGGTACGATGCGTCGAAACCTGCCGTTCGAATGGTGCCGGGCGGGGTACAAGAAGTATCGGGTGGATCACCACGCTAACCTGCCCACCCGTCGTGTATGGGAGCACTTCCTGAAGCCAACCAACGCACCGATGCTGTACAACGGGCTGAAGTTCGACCTCTACACAGGTCAGTGCCTCAACTATCTGCCCGACTTCAAGCGTAAGGTGGACCCTGACCGGCGCAAGGAGTGGCTGGCTGCCAGCAGGGCATGGAAGCGCAAGCTGAAGGCTGCTGCACGTGTCGGTGTGTTCGACGGATTGATCGCACAAGAACTCAAGAAGCGCACATCTTGGGCCGACCGGCCACAATGGAACAAAACTGAGTGGCTTGACATACTATACAAAGCAATCAAGACTGGGGACTGCAGCGTTGACCTGCTGCGTATGTTCGTGGCCAGCGAGACCAGTACGTGGGATACACCCACCTCGATGCAGATGTATGAGCGCATCGAAAAGGTCGTGAAGGCACAGAGCATTGAACTACGCAAGCGGTTCGGCGTGTTCGAGGGAGAGTGACATGACACCACAAGAGGAACGGTGCTGGCGTTACCTGCTGGCCAATCGGCAAGCCACTGTTCAGGATGTGGCGCTCAACTGCGACGTTACTGAGAACTACGCGTCGGCCCTCATAAGTCGTATCAGTAGTGAGAACTGGCGGGAAGAAGTCAGCGCACTCGATGGGCAAGTTGGTGGTAGCCACTACAAGGACATGGAGGTCCAGCCGTGGCAGGCTATGGAGGCGTGGCTCACCCCCGAGGAATACCGCGGCTACCATAAGGGCGTAGCCATAAGCTACCTCGCACGGGAGCAGAGCAAGGGTGGGATGCAGGACATACAGAAAGCCGTGCACCACCTGCAACGCCTGATCGAAATGCAAGGGGGCGAGGATGGCAGAGATACCCAAACAGATTGACAAGAGGGTGCGGCGAGCAATCGTCGCACTCAACAAGCCGTGGGAGTTGGTCAAGAAGCGAGATCACTACATCCTGCGGATCAACGGCCGACAGATTGTCGTCGGCGGCAATTCGTCCACAGACAAAGGTTATCTTGTGAGACGCACACTGGAAGAACTCAGGAGGATACAATGACCAGCTTCTTCACCGTACTGATTCTGACCTACGCCTTCGATGGCGAGGAACTCCAGAGTCGCTTGCTCTACACAAGTGAGGAGGCGTGCAGCGCCGCCCTCCACCAGATCGAGGCGGTCCTCGACCCCCGCCTTGAAGTTCTTCAGATGCGCTGCGTCCGAAGCAACCTGCTTAGTGCGTCTCCGAGACCGAAGCCGAGACCGAAGTCGTGATCTGGCTCATCTTGGCTGCGAGCCTAACCCAAAGAGGTGG